ATGTTTCTAGATCCAGCCGGTTCTGTTACTATTCAACGATTCGAAGAAGTCAAATACAACAAGATTGTTAAATTTGAACAAGAAGCACGTGGATTCTTTTGGGTGCCAGAAGAAGTTAGCTTGACCAAAGATTCTCAAGACTTCAAGGATGCCAGCGACACAGTCAAGCATATCTTTACCAGCAACTTACTAAGACAAACAGCACTAGACAGTTTGCAAGGTCGTGCACCAACCCAGGTGTTTATTCCGGTATGCTCGATTCCAGAACTTGAAGCTCTGATGTACAACTGGGGGTTCTTTGAAACCAACATTCACAGTCGCAGCTACAGTCACATCATTCGCAACATTTACAATGTGCCCAAGGATGTGTTCAACACCATTCACGACACAAAAGAAATCATCGACATGGCCAGTAGCGTAGGCAAATACTATGACAATTTGCATGTGATCAACTGCCGACGAGAGCTTGGGGAAACTGTTTCAGAAAAAGAATACATCCGAGCAATTTACATGGCGCTACATGCCAGCTATGCGCTAGAAGCATTCCGCTTTATGGTAAGTTTTGCCACCAGCTTGGCCATGGTAGAGAATCGTATCTTTATTGGCAACGGCAACATCATCAGTTTGATTCTTCAAGACGAGATCCTGCACAAAGAATGGACTGCTTGGATTATCAACCAAGTGGCCAAAGAAGATAGCCGTTTTGCAGAAGCCAAAGCTGACTGCGAAGCAGAAGTATATGCACTGTACATGGATGTGATTCGAGAAGAAAAAGACTGGGCCAACTACCTGTTCAAGCACGGTCCTGTGATTGGCCTCAATGCCAACATCCTGCGTGACTTTGTGGACTTCACTGCCAAGAACGCCTTGCACGAAATTGGCATCAAGTATCTTGAGTCAGCACCCCGGTCAACACCTATTCCATGGTTCAACAAACATGTGAACACCAGCAACAAACAAACTGCACTGCAAGAGAACGAAAGCACCAACTATGTTATTGGTGTCATGAGTGACTCGCTTGATTACGACGAATTACCAAATCTTTAAGGAAAACAAAATGAAAGCTATTGTATGGAGCAAGGACCAATGTCCTTATTGTGTTCAAGCCAAGAGTCTCTTGGAGAGTCGCGGCATTGAATATGAAGAACGAAATGTGAGCCAAGACTGGACACGAGAACAACTATTAGAAGCTGTGCCAACAGCTCGCACACTACCACAAATCATCATCAACAATAACCTTGTTGGTGGTTTCACAGAACTACGCCGATATGTTGAAGAAACATCCGGCGGATACGGAGATTAAATGTTAATTAACAAAGGCGTAAGCCCTAACGAGGTCGTAACGATCAAAACACAAGCTGGTGAAGAAATTGTAGCCAAACTAGTAGAAGAAACTGGTACCCACTACAAAGTCAACAAGCCAATGGTTCTCACAATGGGCCCTCAAGGTGTGGGCATGATGCCTTACATGATTACCGTGGGGCCAGACACAGATGTTCCGCTAAACAAAAACAATGTCATGGTGGTGCTGCCCACAGACAAATCCGCAGCTGACCAATACACACAAAGCGTAACTGGTATCAAGCTAGTTTAACAGCTTTTAAAACAGCCCCATTTGTGCAGATAAATACTGCCTATGGGGCATCGTTTTGTTATAATGAAACAAGGGGAATTACTGACATTTGACATCTATGATCAGATACCAGACCAGTTTGAGGCCTTGATTGAATTCTTACCAGAGATCCCCCCAGAGCCGCATACCCACGAGCAACACAAAGAAATTGATGCGTGGCAAGGTAAATTTTTAAGATTGTTGGAGATATCAGATGAGACCAGTAGCAACATTAGGTAGTCGCGGAGTACCTCATTGTAGTCCTTACACAATTGCCACCGGCAGCCCGAATGTGTTTGCCAATGGAAAGCCTGTGGCCACCCGAGGCAGTATAAGTACACCACATCTTCTTCCAGGAAGAAGATGTTCACCTCACACAGCAGTAGTTTCGTCGGGCAGTTCATCAGTGTTTGTAAATGGAAAACCTGCAGCTCGTGTGGGAGATTCTCTAGCTAGGTGTACATTTATTGCCACCGGCAGCTCAAATGTGTTTGTTGGATAACAATGGCATCACCATCTATATTAACACCGTTACAACTAATTGCAGGAGCTCAACTCACCAATAACAATGGAGTTGCAGTCGCTGCTACATTAATTGACGCAATAACGGATTATCGTACTACAAACTTGATAGCACCACTTGCTGGTGCATTGTCTAACTCTGCTGCAGCAAATTTATCAAATGCTGTAATGGCCAATTTAACCACGTTGAGTGCTACTAATTGTCCAGCATTGAGCGATAGTACCCCTAGTATATATGCTCCTTACATCGGAATCGCATTGGGAAATGCTGCACTAGGAAATAGCAAGAGTGGATTCACAGGCGGCGTAATTTTAACCTTTGCTAATGCAGAGTTGGGTAACGGAATCACATCAGATTTTTGCCAAATATTTTCAGCCTCAGTGGGGTATGTTTCAGCAACCAATGAATTTATAAATTCAAGTTTGAATAGTCAAACATATCTTGGAAGTACATTTACTAGTATGAATAGTCTGACCACTGGTAATCTAACAGATGTCAACCAAGCTTCGAAAGAGTTTGGGCAAGATCTTGTTAGATTAGGTCAACTAATTGATTTAAACAATCTTGAAAACCTTGGTAGTCCTGCTGCACTATTGAAACAAATGTCTGCACTAACTGGGATCATACCATCAGTCAAAACATCTTTAATTCAAGCTGGTATAGACGTTGGGATAGTTGACAGTTTCTCTAATCCTTCAACTAATTTTACGGATTCTGTACAAAAAAAGTTGTACCAAGCCATGACCACAATCACAGGAACATCACTAAGTGATGTCCTATCGATTTTTGATATCCAACCTGTGCCCACTACTGATGGTGGCTTTAATTTTGGCCCTATTCCTGAAACCATTGTTCAGCCTGAGATTCCCGAACCAGTGGTTACAAATGATAATACAAACTGGGTGTTTAATCAAAGTTCTCCCAGTAATGATAGATATGAATATTTAACAACCACCGCTGGTGATTTTAATATTGGTGCTGGCATTCAGACATTCCAATTTACATTTAAGTCTAGTGGATATTTTGCCAACAATACCAATGGACATTTTGCTGTGGTGTTGAGGTGCAACAACTCGGCAATTTCTAGTGGGTATGTGCAAGGACAAGGAATTGTTATTGGCAATGTAAGTGGGGCTCCTTACCCTTCTACGCTGCCGCCTGGCGTTCCATTTGCGCCTAACCCATCGTATCCATCATCACAAATTGAATCTTTCTGGGCAGGCCTAAATCCATATTATGCCAATACTTTGTTGGCAAATACCAACGGAGCCAACCCGATACTGGCTGATGGAATTGAATATGTGTTTACTATAACCAGTAAGATTTTAGAAAATGGAAAAAGTTATACTGGGTACAAAATTACACAAGATGGAGCATTGGTATACTATCAACCTCCAATTTATGATTACAATATATGGTACGATGCAACCAAGACTGGAATTGTGATTGGTCATGTGTTTGAAACTTCAAGCTCTCCATGGTCGGTTACTATTAGTAACAAAATAGTCACCTGGTCGTCAATTCAATCAGACGGACCTACTCCATATGTACCAGCGCCATACATTGGCAACAATGTTAAAAACATGGCAGAGTTGCTTGACCCAAAAAAGCTCTTTCCAAACAGTTACAAAAGTTTAACTGTAACAACTAATTCTGGACTCAGAGGAATCTACACTCCAGATGGCGCAGTAAATACTAATCTTGTGCAGTACCTACCTAGTTATATTTTGAATGTGGCCGGATAATGATTACTTACGATAGACTCAAACTTATTATTCCTCCAGATCAGGCCCTGGCCAACAAGGCTCTGCAGGTTAGCCTCCAGCAGATCAAAAACATTAGCACTACTTCTTTACCTTCACTGGGTGCTGCATACTCTGCATTAGAAACAACTAGCAACCTAGATCAAATAAATTCATTAACGCAGGCTGTTCCGACTAGTGTAGTTGATTTCTATGCCAATACATATGCTACCGGGTCGGGTATTAATGGAACATTGCTATTGACTGATGTAATTGGTGCTGCAGTCGGTGTGCCATATACTGTTTGCATAAACAACAACGTGTCTACTATTAATTCACTCGAAGACCTAGGAGCACTAAATCCTCTGATTGCAGTATACGGACTCATGAGGGACACTGTTAATGGAGTTTACGGAAATGCAGTTACTGGACCAGTGATTATACCTGCTGCAGGAACATACTCCAATGCTACTGTTGCATTCACTACTTTCCTTGTGCCCACTGCAAAAACTGTAATCTCTGCTGTGGTATCGGCTTATCCTAATTCTGTAGCTAATTTAAACTCTGAATCTAATTACATGGCTTCGAGTTTAGTTCTCGAAGCAGACAACCAGACAGAAGCAGGAATCGATATTACCCTTAGCAATCCATCAAGGGCAGCAACCATGAGTTTTGTGCAGTCCTTGCCTAGCTACGGAAACGACACTACTGAAAATGGACCAGCATGGTATCTTGAACAGGTTGCACTAAGTAACACCTTGGGCGGCCAAAGTATTATCGGTAGCATGAGAGAAGGCCGTAATATTGAAGCGTTAAGTGCCGCAGGAATTGGCCAAGACACTGCAGTTCCTAGCAATTCTCCAACTGCACCACCTCAAGCAAACTTGATCCCTAGCACAACTTCGTCAAGAGCTGCTGCAAATTCTGTAGTACAATAATAACTTGACTTTGGTTTGATAGTGTGTTACAATACGGTATTGTAACAGGAGTCGAGCATGTCTACTAGACAAATCACAATGACCCGCGACGGTGGTGCCTTTTGGCGTGCCCAGGCAGCATCACTAGCGGTGACACTTTTTGCACTTCCATTTGTGCTGCTGGCAACTCTGCTGGCTTTGATCAACCCATTTTGGTTTCGTGATCAGATGTTTAATTGGGTAGAGATCAAGGTCAATCAATTTGCTCGTTGGCGCAATCGAAAAGTTTACGCAATCTATCTGGGCACAGATCCTGAACTGTGGCATGCACTAAAAGACCCACAAAACTAATACTTTTGTAGTATTACATTTTGGTTGACCAAAAATCGCCAATTTGCTATAATACACACATACACAGCAAAACGGAGCCAGCAATGAAACAAGACTACACCATGTACATCTACAAAGCAGATCGTCGTTGCAAGTCAGGTGAGCGACTGTTCTCCACTACTGTATGGACCGGACGCGACTATTACGGCATGCAACGTGAAGTCGTTCAGCTACAATGGGAAATGTATCCGCATAGCCAGTTCCGCATCGAGTTTCACCCTACAATGGTCACAGTCAAGAACTTGATGACAGGCGCAGATGTTGAAATTGACCGTGACACTCCTTGGTCGTGCAATCCTGCTAGCGAATCCTACTGGAGCAACTAACATGATGGACCATTTTGTTGTGCGTTATATTCCCGGAGGCATGAGCCTGTATCACAGTGGTTGGTGGCTGTGCCGACTGTGGGACTTGAGCAATGGTACAGTACACGAAGCTCCTATTCGACGGTTGCAAAAGGCGGACTACAAATGAACGAACGAATTTGGGAACTTGCTAATGAATCTGGGTTTGATGTTGATAAAACTGGCACCTTTGGAAATTACTCTGAAATGCACCGACTTGAAAAGTTCGCCGAGTTGATTGTGAAAGAATGTTTGGAAATTGCTATTGAAGAAGAACGGCATGCTCCTTTTGAGGGTCCTGTAGAAACTAAGATTAGACAACATTTCGGAGTTGAAGAATGATTTCACTGTTTTTATATTGTGCTCTAGGTGCAGCCCTAGCCGCCAGCGGTGTTAACGTAATTGACAAGCCTTGGCAATTTATAGTAATAATGGCCATTGTTGTTGGCATTGACCACGCTCGTTGAAGGATCAAAAAGTAGTACTCAAGTACTACCAACGTTCTGGTTGACCAAAATTGCCCAATTTGCTATAATATACACATAGCAAAGCAAAACAGGAGTTGGAAATGACAGCACAAGCACTCAAAAAGTTCACTGCAATCGCAGAGCAAGCTCAGAAGCAGATTGACAAGTTCAAAGTAGAACTGGACAAGGACCCTGCCTATGCACTCAGCTGGGGTCTGAGTGCATTCCAAAGTGCAGCCCGCTTGAAGATTGCTAACATGCTGGTGTATGCGTTTACCGAACGTGAAGGCGAGACCATGTGTACTCTGGACCAAGCACGTGACACGCTCATGGATCGTGTTATGAACAAGGCTCGCTACCCTGCACAAAGCACTAGTCCCACCAGCAACCTAATGGAGCAGTACGAAGCTGCTGCCTACGCAGAAGCACTGGACGAACTCAAACACATGTAATCAAGGAGAATCAAATGACTAGCATCAAAGACGTTAATTCTGCAATCATGTTTGGTAACTTTACCAATACTGAGCTCACCAGCATCATGGATGCTGTGAAGTATGCCCGTGCTCAGCTGGCGCAACAAACCAAACGCAGTCTCATGCTGGGAGACACTGTGAAGTTTACCAGCACCAAGAATCACATGACCTACTCCGGCACAGTGAGCAAGATTGCTATCAAGTATGTGACAGTTCGCACCCAGCAAGGCTTGTGGAAAGTACCAGCCAACATGTTGGAGGCAGTATAATGGGACTGGACATGTACGCATACGTTGGTCTCCCTGGCCAACAAGATGAATACGGTAATCAAGATGGTGAGTGGGATGCCGAAGCTCAAGAATGGGTAACTAAAGGACCTGTAACTAAGCCACGCGAAATTGCATACTGGCGCAAACATCCTAACCTGCATGGCTGGATGCAACAGCTCTGGGAATCCAAAGGCAATGAAGGTGACTTCAACGGCGACGAGCTGGAACTGACTTGGGCAGATCTTGATGCTCTTGAGCTTGCAGTAACGCACGGACAATTGCCTGCCACAGGTGGTTTCTTCTTTGGCAAAAACGCTGACGCTCACTATCGTGAACATGACCTGGAGTTCGTCAAGAATGCTCGTGCCGAGTTGTTCTTGGGTTTAAAAGTGTTTTATAATAGCTCATGGTAAGAAAGTAAATATGATTAATGAAATTGACTTCAGAGATAACCGGTTTGAGGGTGTAATGGCCGCAGGATGGATCCGCGATCTTGAATCCAGCGACAGTAGAATTCACAAAGAAAAAACAATTGAAAAAGCCTTGATGGCTGCGAAACTGGGCAGTAGTGACGCACAGATTTTCTTGTTCAACTGCTACCAGGCCTACAATCCTTTCTACACATTCAACGTGAGGCAAGTGCCCGAAACGTCGGGGCTGACAGGTCGCAACAACCCTTGGCCAGTGTTCTGGGCCTTGCTGGAAAATCTACGCACTCGTGGTATCACAGGCCATCGTGCTCGTGATCGTATTCAAGAAGTTGCTGAACAGTTTGACTCGGACGAGTGGAACAACTTGGCCCGCAGAGTGATCATCAAGGATCTGCGTTGCGGTATTAGTGAAAAGACCATCAACAAAGTTGTGGGCAATACAGAGTGGAAAATTCCAGTGTTCAGTGTGCAGTTGGCGCAGGACAGTGCTGGACAGCCCAAAAAGATGAAGGGCATCAAGCGCCTGGAAGTCAAACTGGACGGTGTTCGTGTGGTGGCTGTGGTACAGGGCGATGTTTGCACACTGTACAGTCGCAATGGCAAGGTGTTTGAAAACTTTCCGCAGATTGCTGAAGCCATTGAAGCCAACCGCAAGGCGTTTCAATACGGTCGCGGCACCGGTGGCCAATTTGTACTAGACGGTGAGATTGTGGGCGAAAGCTTTCAAAAGCTCATGAAGCAGGCACACCGCAAGAGTGATGCTGAAACTTCGGGCATGGTGTATCACATTTTTGATGTGTTACCCCTGGATGCACTCAAAGAAGGCCACTGGAATGCAAAACAACAGTCTCGTCTGGACTGGCTTGACAGTGCCAAATTGGCCTTGGAAGAGACTGATAACCTGCGAATCATGCCGGGCATGAACGTGGACCTGGACACTGCCGAGGGTCATGACATCATGCGCCGATTTGCTGAAGCGTCAGTGGAACAGGGCTACGAAGGCATCATGATCAAGGATCTGGATGCCCCTTACCTCTGCAAGCGTAGCGATTCATGGATGAAATGGAAACCCACTATCACAGTGGACTTGACCATTGTGGGTTTTGAAGAAGGAACTGGTCGCAATGCAGGCCGGTTGGGTGCTATAATTTACGAAGGAGTTGACAATGAACGAAATATTCGGGTTAATGTTGGTACTGGTTATAGCGATAGCGATCGCGATGAGTTTTGGGCCGCACGGGATCAGTTACTTGGTGTCATTGGTGAAGTCGAAGCTGACGCAGTTACGCAAAACCAAGACGGAACATACTCACTGAGATTCCCCCGTCACAAACGATTCCGTGGATTTGAACCTGGAGAAAAATTATGAGCAAAAGAATTGGACCTATCACACTAGACGGTGACGCAGCCGATCGCATCACTGTGCTCACACTGATAGAACAAAGAAGCTATCTCAAGACAGAACTCAAGGCGTGGAGGAAAAATCCTCGCACAGATGCCAATCCTGACGGATACTGGTTGCATCCTGAAGATGTAAGTGGAAACGAAATCTTGATACATCACTTGGACGCTATTATCAAATACTTTAAAGAATAACAATGAAAATTGGACTAAGTTATAGCCGTTGTGTGCGTGATATTGTTGATGGTAAAGTAGACATCAATGATGTGCTAGTGCTGATCACTCGTACTGATTTTGATCCGCATGACAACGAGCAGTGGTCGGGCATTTGGACTGGGTATGGTGGTGGCCAGACGTTTGGCAGTCCGTTCAGCAATCCAGAATGGATGGACTATCCTGCTGAAGACGAAGACAAGTTTCGTAGTGTAACTATCAAACTTTGGGAGTCGGGCAAGCTACATCAGCCTCGCAAGTTTGGCGCTCATCCCAGCCGTCGTTCAGAAATCTGGTTGGAAGCTGTGTTGCCGGATTCAGAACTGGAATCGCGCCCTGCAGTCAAAGAAGCCTGGGATCAATTTCAAATGCTGGCCAGACTCACCAACACCAAACTAGACAAGAACTACCAATGAAAAAGATCTACTATGTCAAAGAAGGTCGCAGGTACAAACCTGTGGCAGAGTACGACAGTGATCTCATGGACAGTTTTCACAAAGGCAATCATCTTGTGATGGTATATCCTGGTGGTACTAGTCGCAGGTTCAACATTGAGCCTGCCTTGGCACCTATGATTGCCGCAGGGCGAGTGGCCGAAGATGCCATGTGCCGAGCCATGGTCAAGTCCAGCGAATTAAAACCACAGCACACTCCTCTTACAGAAGGACAACGTAAGGCATGGCGTAAACTGGCCAAGGAGTTTGGCACCGAACTTTGTACCCTAGAAGGTAGCAGTACTCGTGACATTGTGGAAGCTGGAGTGCAGGCCATGCAGATTGAAGCAGATCAACTCATGAGTCACCCTGCTGTTCGTGATGCCTACGAACAGTTTCAATTGGTATGCAAACTTGTAAAGGAAAAAGATAATGGCCACAACTGATGAACATGAAAAGCTCATTGCACATTTGAAATTCACTCCACGCACCTACAAAATTCAATTGTGGGGCTACGGCGGCGAGTATGTGATGGGTACTGTGTCACGTGAAATCTACGACTACTTTAGAAAACACAGACTCAGTGTGCCAGACTATGCCTGGGGTGGTGACGAGTTTGATGATGTGCCCGAAGACATGCGACCATTTGAGCCAGGATCGTACTATGACTGCGACAACATCGGGCATATCAACGGTGTTGATCGTAATTCTGGTACCATGCAAGTCTTGGACGAAAATGGCACAGTAGTCTACGAACGAGATCTGTCTGGCCTAGATGGATGTGATGTGCAACTCAGCACATTTGAGGAAGTTTGGGTTGACAGTCAACCGCCTGGCACGGTTGTGTATTTTGGCCATACATCCGACAAGGGTACCTTTTTCGAAGCCGACATTGATCTTACAGAACCGTTTGACCCTGAAAAACTATTGTTGAACCTTGCTGATTTTGACTCAAACGAAATTGTGATTGGTGTGGAATACGACGACCAAGAGCTGGACAACTACGGTGGTGATACCAATGGCAAAGGCTCGGATCATGCATTTTACATTGCTGGTTCCAACACAGGCTCGGGCTACGAACGCTATCGCGACATGGATGACATCAAGTACACACTCACTGACTGGTTTCCTTCAAAAGTCAAACCTGTACGCGAAGGAAAATACAATGTTCAAACTCAAACTGGTCATGAATACCATGCTGGATGGAATGGTGAATATTGGTACAACGATTGGAAACCCGAAGAGCCAATCAAGGTCAAGCGTTGGCAAGGAGTATCATATGATCCAGATGAACACTTCTTGATGGAAGAACTGGATCAAATTGCCAAGGAATTTCAACGCCTCACATTGTGACCCAATTACTGTTGACCAGCACTGATATTGTTGTTATAATAGCTATGCACGGTTGGGGAGATTGAGCAGTTCAATGGTGAAACAGGGTAGCTAACTCGAGCCTGTTTCTACCGTGGCATGTGAACATCAGTCTTGTAGGTTGCGACAAGGACCACGATCGCAAGATCAAACCCTGGCTGGTACCCGGGAGTATGCCGAGTGGATTTAAACTGGAAAGGACATTATGTCTGTCAACATTGAGGCCTCTACGTTGAGTATGCCTGAGTCACTTGACTCGCTTAAATTAACGCCCTCAGCCGTGCACCTACATCGAGTGTTTGTTGAACTAGCAAACACTGACCAATGGTACAAGATCATTCGTGAAGCCAACACCTTGTACGGTGTCCATAACTGGCGAGGTCAGCCTAGAGCCAGACGTCGTCTAGAGCGCGAACGTTGGAGTGAAAAAGTTACTTCAATCTGGTTTGATGTGCCTGATCCTGCATTTGCCACCTGGGTATCTGTAAAGCATAGCGTGATTGCTCGCGTACAGGCCACTAAATAATCTATGTTTCTTAGTTATATTACCCTGGCAGTTGCACTGAGTCTGTCAGTTATTGCCGCCTACTACAGTATTGCAGGTCTTACTGCAATTTTTGCCGCGGCTGTGATTCCTATCATTGTGATGGGCGGCATTCTTGAGATTGGCAAAGTTGTGGTCACACTGTGGCTGCACGAGTACTGGAGTCGTTGCCGTTTGCTCATGAAACTGTATTTGGTTCCTGCTGTGGCTGTGCTGATGTTGATCACCAGCATGGGTATCTTTGGGTTTTTGTCAAAAGCACACAGTGATCAAAATCTAGTGTCAGGCGATGTACAGGCCAAAATTGCAGTGTACGACGAAAAAATCAAGACAGCAAAGGACAATATAGATGCAAACCGTAAGGCACTTAAACAGATGGATGAGGCTGTGGACCAAGTCATGGGTCGAAGCCAAGACGAAAAAGGTGCTGACAAAGCAGTTGCACTACGACGAGCACAACAAAAAGAACGTGCCCGCCTTCTCTCTGAGATCCAGGCCGAACAAAAAACAATTAGTGGTCTTAATGAAGAACGTGCGCCAATTGCAGCCGAAGTACGCAAGGTTGAGGCTGAAGTAGGTCCCATCAAGTACATTGCTGCCATGGTGTATGACGAAAACACAGACACCAACTCCTTGGAAGCCGCAGTACGATGGGTTATCGTCATGTTGGTAATTGTGTTTGATCCCTTGGCCATCATGATGTTGCTGGCCGCTACCGAAAGTCTAAAGTGGGAACGTCAACGACTGTTTGACTTGTTGAAATTGCCTGCACCTGAACCTGAACCAGAGCCTATACCCGAACCCACACCAGAACCTGAAAAGAGTTTGTTAGAGAAACATCCTTACTTGACCGCAGGCTTTGCCCACTTCCGTAATCTTGTGCCCATGGTGTGGCGCCCAGCACCACAACCGGTATCTCAAGATCCCACACCGCCGGGCTGGATGTTTGAAACCGCTGTGTCTACGCCTGAAACTACAACAGAAGACACAGATGCAGTGGATGAACACAATCCCAAGTTTAAAGAGGCCATTAGACGATGGAAACAGGAACACCCTGGCAAAACCATAAAGAATCAACGCTATTTGTTACAGCGTGGCGACATTCAAGAACTGCCCTGGATCCAGTATCTACATGAAACCAAAAGCAGTTTTGGCACAGATTTTCCTGCCCAGCCTGCCAAAGGCGACAGCTTTGTTAGAATAGATCGAGTGCCTAGCCAGTTGTTCAAATTCAATGGCAGTCGTTGGATAGAGGTTGACAAAAACACCACAGACAATTACACTTATGACATGGCCTATATTGACCATCTCATTCAATTGATTAGCCAGGGCAGCTACGATGCTGAACTGTTGACTGATGCAGAACAACTACAAGTGGCCAACCGCTTGCAACAAAACTCAAACATATGAAATCAAACGAATCTATCTACAATTGCAGTTTCTGCGGCAAACACAAAGATGTTGTAACCAAATTAATAGTAGGCGAAAATGTTGCTATTTGCAACGAGTGTGTGGATTTGTGCCAAAACTTGCTGATAGACACCCCAGCCGAAGTCAAGGCCGCTAGCACACCTAGCTTGGATCCACGCAAAATTCGTGAGCACCTGGATCAGTATGTGATTGGTCAAGACCAGGCCAAGATACTGCTGAGTGTGGCCATTGCCAATCATTACAAACGCATTGACAATCAAGACCCCGAACACGAAATTGAAAAAGCCAATATTCTCATGCTTGGTCCCACAGGCTCAGGAAAGACCTTGTTGGCCCGTACCGTAGCACGTTATCTAGATGTGCCATTTGTAATCGCAGATGCTACCAGTTTAACCGAAGCAGGGTATGTAGGCGATGATGTAGAAAGTCTAATCGGTCGACTGTTTGCTGCCGCAGGTGGTGACATTGATAAAACACAACGTGGCATTGTGTTTGTGGACGAAATTGACAAGATTTCTCGCAAAAGCGAAAGCGCCAGTATCACTCGTGATGTCAGTGGCGAAGGTGTGCAACAGGCCTTGCTCAAGCTGGTAGAAGGTACCAAGTGCAGAATCACTCCTACTGGTGGGCGCAAGCATCCGTCAGGCGAAACGGTGGAAATTGATACCACCAACATCTTGTTTATTGCTGGTGGTGCATTTGTGGGCATGGAAAATATTGTAAAAAGTCGCGTAAAAGGCACCAGCATTGGATTTGGCGCTGATGTACGCACAAATGAAAAAACACAGTTGAGCCAAACCACCCCTGACGACCTGGTGCGCTTTGGATTAATTCCCGAGTTTGTGGGTCGGTTCCCAGCCTGGGTAGCACTACAAGAGCTGGACAAAGCAGACCTTGTGCGTATTCTACAAGAAGTCAAGCACAACTATGTGAGTCAGTATCAATGGTTGTTCAAGCAGGATGATGTTGATCTAGAGTTTACAAAAGACAGCTTGGATCTTATTGCTGAACGCACCATCAAGAACAAAACAGGTGCTCGTGGACTGCATTCTGAATTGGAACGTGTGTTGTTGCCACACATGTACAATCTAGCTCGCTATCGTTCAGATGGCATCAAGCATGTGGACATTGATCAGGCCTTGGTAAATAGTCCCAAGGAACTCTGACAGGATTATGGAAAAATTACACGGTAGATTAGTACTAGTACAGGATGGCAACGTAGATCGTGCCTTGCGCAAGTTCAAGAAAAAGATAGCTGCTTCGGGGCTGTTGAATGATCTGCGAGAGCGCGAACACTATGTCAAACCCACTACTGCTCGCAAACTCAAGGCCAGTGCCGCCGCCAGCCGTTGGCGAGCAGTAGTGGGTTTGACATAGTGAGCAAGAACTGCCCAAAAAAATGTTCTAATGTACATAGAGTTTAGGTACGCACCGTCGGCTATGCTCACAGCAGCGATCAATCATGAAATGCATGCTTGGTCGGATAGATATGCAATTCCTTACTTTACCAAAACAGTCAGATACGGCAAAAGATTCACGTTCAACGACGATGCACACTACAGTTTCTTTGCCATGACCTGGAACCCTACTTTACCAGTGCCCGATTACTACTTGGTTGAGCCAATGAGAATTGACAGAAAATAATTTATCTGTTATAAATACATTTGTAGATGCTCATGGTGAGGTCTACATCAAAACGTCATACTTGCTTAATAGGAGAAAAACATGACAAAAACTCTAACCCTTCGCTCTTTCGACATTCCCGCAATTCACAAATTTGGTATCGGTTTCGATAACATGTTTGACGAACTCATGCGTGTGAGTGCTCAACAAGGCAACACCAACTACCCACCCTACGATATTGTACAAATCAATGATGACGAGTACATGATCAGCGTGGCTGTAGCTGGCTTTGGACACGACAATCTTTCAGTAACCAAGGATAAAAAAGTCTTGATCATTGAAGGCAAACACAGCCGTGATACGGTGGACAACGAAGACGCCACCGCAAAATACCTACACAAAGGCATCAGCGAACGAAACTTCCGCAGGGAATTTCAGTTGGCTGACCACGTGGAGATCAGCAATGCGCACCTTGAACTGGGCATCTTGAACATACACCTAAAGCGTGAAGTTCCAGAAGACGCCAAGCCAAAGACCATCTCTATCAGCTACACTTCTTGATGTAGAGTAAATACAGTGGCAGGAAACTGCCACTGTTTAGGAACACCATGGCTCAAATCGAACACAATCTTATTTCTGCAGATGAGATTGCATTATTCAAACAATACTACAACACATTCTCTACAGAAAAATATGTGAATGCTACCACCGATGATCATCTCATGGTGAACCAAGGTCCCATAATTGATCATAGACTGTTGATTGAACCTTCAAAAAGTCAGCAGTGTTGGGATATTGTACAAAGAGTTACCCATCATTTTTTGCCAGGATGTGAAAACATTTGGGCTAACTATCAGCGGCAAAGTCTGCCCCACAGCACACATGTGGACGACTACTGCAAACACTTTGATGTTCCCACCTACACTGTTATTATTGCATTGGATACACATCCCGAATTCAATGTGATACTGTGCAAGGAAGAAGCCGACAGCAACGATCATCTAAGTCAAATGCTGTACAACTGGGCCACACCTGCACCCAATCCAGCAACCAAGATCTGCAACATCAGCGAAACTGAAGATCTCGAACATTCAATTGACCCAGTTCATCAGCAATACTTTCTAGACTGGTTGACACCCGACGGTGTTTTCCGCTATACTGCTGGTAGTGGTGTATTCTTCTTGGCATCACAGATACATTGCTCGGGAAACTGGCACAAGTACAACAAGTTTATCAACAAAGACCTAGTGCAAATTCATGCACACTACAACAAAGGAACAGGCAATGTCTCAATCTGAAACAAAAACACGTATCAAACCTTCTGAGGCAGTGAAAGAACCTCCTATGTACAAAGTAATCTATCTCAACGACAATCAAACCACCATGGAGTTTGTTGTAGAAAGTTTGATGGAGTTTTTTGATTACAACGAAGAAACTGCGTTTACTATCACTGAAGACATTCACGAAGCAGGTTCAGCAGTGGTAGCAGTGTTGCCATTTGAAATTGCTGAACAAAAAGGTATCGAAGTTACAATAAGTGCGCGAGCTCTAAGTTTTCCGTTGCAGATCAAACTTGAGCCTGATACTGTTCAATAATCCACAGTGATTCGCAAGGGGTGATACACATGCTGAGCCCATGCACCGTTGCTACTGCCTCTACAGTTATTGACATATCGAACACCACCACGCATTTGATCTATTGACCCTGGATAGTGGCCAAAGCACCAGGTATGTATCTTTTGCTCACTGTCCACAGCCAGCGCCTGTTGCATGATCCTGTTGCCCATGGTGTTGAATGCTAGTTTTCCTTCAAGACTGATGTCATGCGCAATCAGTGAAGGATCAGGTACTGTGTGAGTTACCATTACAATTTTCTTGACATCAGGATGTGTTTGTAGACGTTTCACTGAGTTTATCATGTACATGGCATCAGTGTTGGCCATTCTACTGATGGCTTTGACTGCTTCGTTGCTGAGATTGTGCTGCTCTTGAAATTGCTGTGCGCTTCCTGTGGGATCTATACCAAGATCAAAATCAAAACTCCACCAACCATTGGTACCTAGAATGGCTACTCCTTCTACCACTACCACATTGTCCTGTAGATACACCACATTGGGTATTCGGTTGATTTTGTGTACCAGATCAGCATAGCTGTAGCCTAAATTACCCAGGTGCGATTGGTGTTCGTCATTGCCATCAATGTAAAATACCGCTTGGTAGCTACGACCCAGTTCTCTCAAGGTTTCCACAGTATGTCTGCGATCTCGGCTGATATCACCGGCTACTACACACACAGGGCTGGTAGGCTGCACACTCCAGTCCATAAGGGGCCATGCATCCACGTGCAAATCAGAAATTAAGTCAAATGTAAAAGTCATCATACATATTTAAAAGGAAAACACATGTACATTATTTTTGGAGACACCGCTAATCAAATACCCGACAGTCATACTGTGCTGGAGTTGGATACTGTGCGCCGACCACCGGACAACATCCCTGTGACTGCATACTGTGTGATTGACAAAATCCCCTTGCAAGAATTTCCTGTGGTAGAAAACAACAAGCAACTGCACAGCGAATTGATGCAGCATTATCGAGCACGTGACTGGGACCAATGCGGACAAGCGATTCAGAATTTGTTGGGCAAATGGAACTGCGAGCTAGACAGCTTCTACACTGACCTTGGTCAACGTGTGGAGCAGTACCGCAGCAATCCTCCGCCCGCAGACTGGGACGGTACCTATCTCAAACTAGCCCATAAATAACAGTTTAGATCGGGAGCCAACGTGAAAACAGCAAGAATTATGCCAGTGGGTGGGCATCGAATTGGCAATGCGTGTCTTTCGCTACAGTTTGATCGCAATCTTGATCAGTTTGACAACACTTACATTATCAGCCCCATGCCCGGCGATCGACTACAAAAAGTTTTTGAACGCTACAACATCAACACCACAGGGTTTGTGTATCTCACAGATCAGGATCTGATCAACTTATATCCACAGATCAACAACTGGTATCTCACCAACGACTATCGTGGCGGTTGGTTGTTTCAACAGGCGCTGAAACTAGCTTGCATAGACCATGTAGATGCTGATCTTTTGTTTATACATGATGCTGACACGTTTTGCACTAAACCTTATTCTTGCCTGATCAATCAAGAATTGAATTTATTCTATCAACCTAATACAAATCATAGCTGGGAATATTACACAGCGGCTGAAAATCTCACTGGTATGCCAAGGCCATACCCTCATTCGTTTGTGTGTGACATGATGCCGGTGTTCAAAAAGGATTGGATTGCTTTGCGCAACCGAATCACCAACACCTTTCCGGGATATTGGTTAGACACCGTTATTGATCAAACTCCTTGGGACCATGTTGCTGGAGTCAAATGGTTCAGCGAATATGAACTTCTGGCCAACTGGTCCATATATCAAAATCCCAACATTGTGTTGACTCAGCAGCATCGTTTTGAATTCAAAAGTTTGGAAGCATTGACCCATCGAGATTTTCCTGCAGAGTTCAATACAATTATTGACAAGAATCCCGTGGGGCAGGTACTGCCATTTGACTATGCCACTGACATTGTACACCACCTTGACGCTGTACTAGATCGACTAAATCGCACCTACTGAGTGTTTATTTTGCCTGACACGGCAAAACCCCATAAATTAAATTATCGCAGTGGTTGTTCAAGACATCTGCAAATTGTATAATCTATCTAAAGGAACACTCATACATGAAAAAAATTGGATTTATCGGAATCGGTAAACTTGGCCTTGACTGTGCTGAAGTTATGGCTGAAAAGCACGAAGTTCGTGGTTACGACATTTACCCAAGAACCAGCGACACAGTAAAAGTCTGCGACATTGACGAACTTGTAAACAAAAGCGAATGGATCTTTATTGCTGTACCAACGCCACATGCTGAAGGATACGATGGTAGTGTGCCAAGCAGCCACATGACTCCCAAGGACTTTGGACATGACGCTGTGATTGATGCAATCAACAAGGTGAACCAACATGCCAAGACCAGCAAAAAGGTTGTGTTGATCTCTACTGTGCTTCCAGGCACAACACGTAGCAAATTTATTACATTGCTAGACCCCAAGCATCAGTTCTTGTACAATCCTTATCTGATTGCCATGGGTTCGGTTAAGTGGGACATGGCCAATCCAGAGATGGTTATTATTGGTACCGAAGACGGCGAGCTCACTGGTATTGCTGGTGAATTGATTGCCTTGTACAAAACCATCATGAACAACGACCCACGTTATGAAATTGGCACCTGGGACGAATGCGAAGCCATCAAGATCTTCTACAACACCTACATCTCGGCCAAGGTTGGCATCGTTAACATGATTCAAGACTTTGCCATGAAGATTGGCAACATCAACGTTGACGTTGTGACCAACGCTCTAGCACGAAGCACCATGCGACTACAAGGTCCCAAGTATATGACAGCAGGCATGGGTGATGCAGGTGCTTGCCATCCACGTGACAACATTGCGTTGCGTTGGTTGGCTGAACATTATGAAGTGGGCTATGACTTGTTTGATACAATCATGCATGCTCGTGAGATCCAGGCCAAGAACTTGGGCTTGTTCCTGGTTGAACAAGCACGAACAACAGGGTTGCCTATTGTGATCCATGGCAAAGCATACAAGCCTGACGTTGAATACTGCATTGGCAGCTACTCAACCTTGGTTGGTCACTATGTTAAAGAAGCAGGCATGCCAGTTGTGTATGTTGACCCACTGGCAGACAACATGGACGAAGTGGTCAAGGAAGTTGACGGTCCTGCTGTGTTCCTTTGGGCACACAATCGTAAAATTACTTACGAATATACTGGCGAACAAAAAGACACACAGGCCTACTGCGATATCAAGCCAGGATCAGTTATTGTTGATCCATGGCGCAAACTAGCATCTACATCCGACTACCAAGTGGTCCACTATGGCAACACCCGCGGCGTTTAAGTATCGCATTGATCAGTTCTGGGATGATGAGTTCAAAACGCTGGACTATATCCAAGAACCTTTCAACGATCCTGCCAGTGTAGCCTTATGGCTGTCACAAGGCTACACAAACAAGATTTGTGGTGACCTGTGTGACATGCGGCATACTCTGCCGTCTTGGACCAATCAATTTATCAAAATATACACTGAACTGGGATGGAAGGACATTGGTATTGCTTTTTATCGCATGCCCACAGGCACAGTGATGCCGGTGCATAGTGATCTTTACAAACGCTATATTGAACTATTTGATTTGCAAGGACGCGAACACACTATCAAACGTGCGCTGTTGCTGTTGGAAGACTGGAAGTCAGGACACTATCTTGAAGTTGATAACCATGCCTATACCAACTGGCGTGCCGGCGATGTAGTAGAGTGGGTGTACAGCACTCCGCACATGGCAGCAAATCTTGGTCTTGAAGACCGCTACTCATTGCAAATTACAGGACACTTATGATATCCAGCTACGACGAATACAGTACACTGAAAAAGATTGTGGTAGGTGATGCTTCCTATGCTAACTGGCCTGTGCATGATCCTGTGTTTAGAGCCGAAGCAGAACACACACTGTGGAAAGAAACGCCCTTGCCGTCGGGTCCTGTGCCACAGCACATTATTGATGAAGCCAACCAGGACCTGCAGGGCTTGTGTGATATCCTAACTGATCACGGAGTTGAAGTGGTGCGGCCTGCCACCATGAACTTTCAAACACGCGATGGCATGTACAACTACTGCCCTCGTGATCGATTCATTGTGCATGGCAGTACTGTGATTGATCCTGCCATGATGTATCCCTGTAGAGACATGGAATATCAGTGCTATGTTGACATATTGAAATCAGCTGATCGTGTGATACACATGCCACGAGCTGCTGGAATGGTGCTGGATGCTGCCAATGTGCTGCGAGTGTCCCAGAACCAATGGTTGTTTTTGGAATCAGCGTCGGGCAATCGTGCTGCCTATGAATGGCTGTGCGCTCAAGTGCCTGAAGTCAAAATTGAACTGTGTAACTTTTATGCCGGAGTGCATATTGATTCAACCATCGTGGCCCTGAATGCCACTACCTTTGTGGTTAATGGCAGCAGAGTCAACTCGACCACATTGCCCCGAATGTTGCAGGACAAACTCATATTGTATGTGAATGAGGTAGTACCACAGGATTTTTACCAGTATCCTTATGCATCAAAATGGATTGGTCTCAACATGCTCAGTATTGATCCCCACACAGTAATTGTAGACTCTGACCAAACTGACCTAATTCGCACCTTGGAAAGCCGACTGGGCATGACTGTGATTCCGCATCGCCTGCGACACAGTCGTACCCTGGGTGGCGGATTTCACTGCACAACACTGGATTTGGTACGTGGTTGACCAATATTCAGCTTTGTTGTATAATACAAGCATGAATACACATCCTCGAATTGGCTTTTGTTGCAAGTGGCTTAATGACCCTACTGAATGTGGTGGCATGAAAGTCAATGCAGTGGACCGTGACCTAAACGGCAGATCAACTACCATGAGGTGGCTTCGCGAACATGCATCCGAAGCAGACCAGCGACAATGGGATATCATGAATCACAATGCCTCGGCGGCTGTGAAAATGATTGAACGTGTGGCCACACTGCCCGCAGAACGCAGAATGGTACGATTGGGCAGTGAAATGCTACAGGGCTACACTGAGCCTTCGTGGATTGACTGGTGGCAACGTCAAGAAATTCAGGATCATTGTGCAAAAATCTTTGCCCCTGTTGGCGAAGCCGCACGTAGATACAATGTGCGTTTGAGCTTTCATCCTGGACAATTTTGCGTACTAGCAAGTGAAGCAGATGAAATCGTAGAACGTTCAATCCTGGAATTTGAATATCACGCTGATATGGCACGTTGGATGGGCTATGGTAATACCTGGCACGACAACGGCTTTAAGATCAATGTACACTTGAGCGGTAAAGGTGGTGCCGCAAAATTCTTGCGTACTTTGGGTAGACTCAGTCCCGAAGCAAGAAACTTAATTACCATCGAGAATGATGAGATGACAAATGGACTTGACACTACTTTGGCTGTGGCTCAGCATGTGGCTCTTGTATTGGACCTACACCACCACTGGATTAACTCGGGAGAGTACATCTCCGCGCAGGACGATCGTGTCAAGCGGGTTATTGACTCTTGGCGCGGCACTCGTCCTGCACTTCATTATAGTGTTAGTCGCGAGGACCTTTTGGTTGACCATGACCGAGGAACTAGACCCGATCTTGCTGAACTTCTTGCTAGAGGTTATAAGAAACAGAAACTACGGGCACACAGCGACTTTTACTGGAACACTGCTGTAACGGATTGGGCACTGACTTTTGCTGACAGCTTTGATATTCAGTGCGAAGCCAAAGGCAAGAACCTAGCTAGTGAACAAGTTTATAAAAGACACATAAATGTATAATGTATATCAACACTGGGATCCGTTAAAGGTTTGTGTAGTTGGACGCAGTTATCCCCCTGACTATTATTGTTGGATGACTGATGCCCGTGTAAGATCCTTGTTTGAAAAAATTGCATTAGAAACCGAAGAAGATTATCAATATCTAATTAAAAAACTTCAAGAATTTGGAGTACAAGTATTGCGACCCGAGTTACCTGCGTTTGAGGATATTAAGATAGGAGGAAAATATTTGCCGCCTCCGATGACTCCAAGAGATTACATGATAATGATTGGGGAAGTTTTTTATAAAGGTTATCAACTCGACATTGAAAAATTTTACAAAGCGGTTAAGGATCCTTCATGGCCTGACTGTACTAGTGTTGAGGAATTTAGTACTCTACCACAACATATACAAGACGAGTGCAATGACCTTCATAATCTAAAAAAACTGCAAAAATTTTATTCAAGTTATGATAAAATATATGATCAAATTCAACAAGCGGGTAACCAAGTAGTAAAGAATGTTATTAGTCAAGCACCAGGTGCTTTTATAACCAGAGTGGGTAAAGATTTATACTTTGGTACAGAGACCTACAGTCAGAATCATATACAATACAAACAACAAATTGATTCAGTGTTTACTGAGACTAGAAATCATATTGTCAACACAGGAGGACACAGTGACGCAACTTTTTGTCCTGTGTGCCCTGGTTTGATTATAAGTCTTAAAGACGTGCCAACTTATGCAGATACTTTTCCAGGTTGGGAAGTAGTCTACTTACCAAATCAAAGTTGGTCAAAGATTAAACCTTTTGTTCAATTAAAACAAAAAAACAATGGTAAATGGTGGATACCAGGTTTTGAAAACGATCAGTCGGTGATTGATACAGTTGAACAATGGCTGGGCCATTGGACAGGGTATGTGGAAGAAACTGTGTTTGATGTCAACATGTTGATCATCGATCCCAAAAATGTCATGGTGTTTAACTACAACAAACAAGTGTTTGATGCACTAGACCGTTATGGTATTACGCCACATGTTGTACCGTTTAGACATAGATATTTTTGGGACGGTGGTATACATTGTATAACCAGTGATATACACCGAGAAGGTATATTGCAAGATTATTTTCCCAACAGAACATGAACGAACTACTTAGACCCACCGTTGAATGGATAAAAGATGATTTTAAGTCCAATCGAATTCGCTTTAGCATTGAGCTTCTTGCTTGGGCTATCAGCATTGGTTGCAGTATTACTATGGCACTCACGGTCCCCAATCCTCCGCTTTTGGCTCTTTATCCTGCTTGGGTCCTTGGCTGCGCCATGTATGCTTGGGCTGCTTGGACTCGGCAATCTTTTGGCATGCTGGCTAACTACATCTTGCTCACTGCAATAGATACTTTGGGACTAGTCAGACTGTTGACCCAATAAAAAAGCCCCTTTCGGGGCTTTTTATTTTTGTGCAGGCTTGCGACCTCGGGGCTGTTTAGCCGCTGTAGTTGCAGTAGGTTTGGTAGTTGGTTTTGCTACTGGCTTGGCTCTGGGCTTACGAGCAGGCGGCGCAGTGGCTTCAACTCGCTGGTTGGTAGGTTTACCAACTTCGGCAGGTGTGGCCACAACAGGTGCGGCCTCCATCACTGTGGCTACCTGAACAGGTGCTTCTGTTTTGTAGGGCACAGCTTCTGGCTGTACTGCTGGCGCCTGTGCCGCAGAGCTGGGGGTTTTAAACCAATCAAAAATTGCTTTTAGCATAAAGTTCTCCTATACAGTATTTACTATCAACACAGCCAATGGATTTAAAATTAGTGAACGATCACTAAAGTGCTGAAAATATGTTGCAGTGCAACAAAGTTATCATATATAATAGTACATAGGACGCTGGATAGGCCGGGTCCTGTAGCAAACTCGCTTAAATTAGGA